AATCAACTCCTTCCATGATGCCATTGACAAAAGCGTCAGGGGCAGAAGGATCTGCAACTATATCAGCTGCAGTTGCAAGCATGAAGTCTTCACCGACAACTTTATAGCCTTCGCTAGTGTCTTTAAGACTTCCCATTCCTCTTGATGATACTCCAAGAGTAACACCGTCATCTAATAATGACTGTGCAATCTTACCCATTGGTGTATTGAGGATCTGTGCTTTACCTACAAAATTAGTTCCTTCTTTATGAAGGTCTACAATTTTGTGTGATACTCTGTCAAGATTGACAGTAGGACCTTCGGGGTGTCCTAACTCACCAAGAGCACGACCTTTACCAACGAACGCTTCGTTATATCTAGTGACCTCTTTCTCAAGAGTTTCTACAGGATAAAAACGACCATTCCTGTTCTTAAGGTTTCCTTGTAAAAAGATACCCTCAATAAACATATTCTTCTTACCGTCTTTTTCTTCGATAAGAACCTTGGCGGTTTCGATTTCTTCTGTAATGAGTTTCATGTTAAGCCTCAGGTTTTTCTACTTCCTCATCATCAGGTGCATCTACTTCAGCAGTAGGTGCTTCAACTTCTGCTGTATCCTCAACAGAACTAGGTGTGCCAGGAGCTTCTGGCTCAGTCTCTACCTCTTCCTCATCTTGTAGGTAAGGATTAGGTCCACCGAACATATCGGCAGTTACAGCAGGCTTGACGAGATCAATGTTCTCAGCAGCTTTGTTGTACAAGATTTCTTTAATCTTATCATGCACGTCGGTTGCAGAACTTTCTTCGCCAGCAGCGATCATGTCAATTAAATCATTATCCATAAACTTTAATATAGAATTAGACTAGTAATATTTATATTTCTCCACCTTTGGGCATTTCTGGAGCCTCTGTTGCACCACCTTCTATGCCTGGATCTTGTGGCATTGCACCCATATTTGGATCTGGATTCATAGCACCGCCTGGCATTTGTTCTGGGTGAACTCCCATTTCAAGTTGTTGAACTTCCATAGGATCAGCAAGTTTACCAGAGTCAATCTCCTTCTTCATTTGCTTATCGATCTCGATGATCTCCTCATCCTTCTGTTTTAGAATCTTTCTCCTAACATAATCTAGAGAGAAGTACTTTCCAACATAAGGATCAACAGCTGCAACAACACCCAATCTTTCGTTGAGTAATTCAGTTTCTTTGAGTTCAGCAAAGTGATTATCATACATGAAATCATACTGAATATGATCTGATAATGTTTCCCAATCTTCTGGTGTAACAATGTTTTTCAGAATCAACTGAGTCTTCAACATATCGTTGAACAGATGAGAGAATCTTTTTCTCATTCTGCCAACAAACTTGGTGAACTTAATCTCGTCTCTTAGTATCTCAGATGATCTACCTAAGTTAAATCCTTCTCCTGATCCAGCGATACGAGATTCTGGAACTCCTAGTGAACGGTATAGTTTCTTTTGGAAGTACTCGATGTCGCTAAGTTCTCCAAGATTCTGTCCACCTGGCAACGTAGTGATTTCAGTACCTCTTCCACCTTCACGTCTTGGTAGCCAGAAGTCTTCGAGCATGGACATGTGTTTTCTGTCATCTCTTATTTCTCCTGTGGATGCGTCGTATACTAGTTTGTTTCTATAACGGTTCATCACCTCTTTGAGGTATTGTTCCGCTTTGATTTTCGGTAGATTACCTACATCAATGTAGAATATTCTACGTTCTGGCGCTCTTGACAATCTGTAGATAACGAGACTGTCTTCAATCATTCTCAGTTGATTGAGTGCCTTGATTGACTTATGTAAGTATGAAAGTATAGTTTGTTTATTTCTATCTACTAAACCTGAGTGGCAGAATGTGATGGCATCTGGTGCAATCTTTACTGGTCTTTGTTTAGTCGCAAAAGGAGTTTGACCAATAGCACCTAGAGCATTTTTACTCTGAGTTGCACTAGGGTCATACTGGTAATACTCTTCTATCTCAGGAGTTTCTACATCTGCTGGATTATTTGCATTGACTCTTTTGATTGCTCCTTGTAATGTAGGATCTGTCTTGAGTTTTCTAACTAATTTTATTTTAAGTGGGTCAATATATCTAACTTCCTTTAATCCTTCTTCTGGTTTTTTGATATCAATTACTTTATGATAGTAAATTCTACCATCAATATACCAGTTTCTCATAATTTCATGGCACTTCTTATCAAAGTCCATGACTTCTTTTATTGTTTTAAACTCTTCTCTAATTAATTCTTTAAGCTTCGCAGATGCTGGAAGATTCTCCAAATCGATTTCGACAGGAGAATCATTCTGATCCGAAACTATTGCTTCGTTTATTATATCTTCAATGGCAGAGTCCACTTCTGGATGTAATGCCATCTCACGATATCTTTTTATTAACTCAAACTCAGACTTGAATACACCATCAATATCTACATATTGCCCATAGAATCCACTCGAAACATAATAGTCCGAGGAATCCTCGTTCGTTTTAGGAACAGGAGAAACGACGGTTTTTGAATCATCGTCGTCTTTCTCTATTTTAAAACCAAATAATTTAGCCATTAACTCACTTCTACTGGGCTGTCCCAGTTATTTATCATTCTATTATAACACAAATTTTAGGTTATGTCTAATCTGATGTTGGAACTGTTCCTTCTGTGATGCCAAATAGTGACTTACCTTCTGGATCAAGAGCATCCCACCACTGAACCTGTAGATCAACTGTAAACTCTTCGATAGTATCAGGTTGATCATATGAAAGTTCAATAGCACTGATGTTAGTTGGGAATATTCCGTGGAACTTATATCCTTTAAGAACAGGAACCTTATCTCCAAAACCAGGCCCTTGGAGTTTTCCTGGCCCTGTATTATCGGCTTGTCCATTTCTACCTAACTGAAGCACGTATGCATCTGTCTGATAGTCATTTGGATTAGTTTCACCAGTTGCGTTCTGTAAATTGTTCATTCCGTTCATCCATCTTTCCATGGCATTACGGATCGCAAAATCAGTATCGTTGATGACTGTGACTGTCCAAACATCAAATGTTCTGTCTCCAGCAATCTTTAAGTTTCTTCCTCTAAAAGGAATATCAATTGGAGTTATGTTTGATGCAGGGAGGTTAGCAGCTTTGACTAAAAATCTAGCTTTATCATCAAAGTCGCTTACGTCTCCTTTAGTTCCTTCTGGGAACGTTAGAGAAACTTCAAACAAATTAGGACGAGCACCGCCGCCGACTAATTTAGATTTGAAGGAATCTATAGTCCTTTTGGCTATTTTTGGGTATTCGATTGACATTACTTAGTGTCCTCTTTCGTGTGTATTTAGTAAATTAAACAGATCCGACAACTTCATCGAAGCTGATACCTGTTCTAGTTGCAACAAAGGTTAGACCAATGAAGTTAATAGAACGTGCAGGCTTCACGAATATGTCTGCCTTAAAGGTATTTGCATCAATAACATCAGGTGTGTTATTAGTTTCGTCACAGATAAGAACGAACTCTGAGATACCTCTTTTTGCTTGTACATCACGAAGATATGGTTCAACAATGTTGACAAAGTTAGTTCTTGTCAAGTCATCGTTAAATTCAAATAACTGAGACCTTGATGCTCTCTCAATAACACCTTCGATTGTTAGGAACAAACGACGAACGTTAATCCTATCAAACGCTGATGGTACTTTCTGTGCAGTCTTGTCACCGAATAGTGAAATACCAGCGCCAGGTGAGAAGATTACAGGGTTGATTCTCTTAGGATAGAGTTGATCTCTTTGTCCCTGTGATGGGTTGTATGCAAGTTTAACTGCATTGTTGATAGTTCCTCTAGTTGCACCAGCTGGTGAGAACCAAGGGAATGAGTTGATGGATGTTCTTGCCATCAATCCAGCAATATCACCATTTAGAGGAATATATCTAAATGTGTTATTGAATCTATCAAATGTATATTTGTAACCAGAGTCAAATACACCATATGAAGTTGACTGTAGACTATCATAGAATTGTATGATGTTTGAAGTCTGTTTGTCTGTGTCAGTTACACCAACAACTCCTTCTCTATAAGGTGAGATACATGCAATACAATCTTTTCTGTCAGTTGCAATGCTAAGTAGTTTGTTTGCCTTAGCTTGTGCTTCGTATATACTGTTTCCACCAGATGGCCCTTGAATTAGGAAGTTAACTGAATACTCAGCTGGGTTATCAAGAACTTGATAGGAACTTACTATATCTCCTAAAGTACACTTATACTTGTCTATTCCGCCGTAGTCATTACCACTTGCGAGTGAGAATACAGATGCACCAGAACCATTGAAGGCAACTCCCTGTGCTTTAGTTCCCCAAACACCACTTGAATCTACTGAATATCCACTCAACATTGTGTGTTTCATACCCACACCAGTTTGAGCAGCACCAACAAAAATCTGATTAGAGAAGTTTGCAATGTAGTCCTTGTAGTAAACACCTGTACTTGGTGATACTCTTGCATCAGATGCCTTGGATAATCCTGTCCATTTCTCAATGACGTTTCCAGAAGTACCAGTTACAGATCCATCGTCATCAACTACAACTAAATGGAATTCATCGTTCGCAGAACTTCTTTCAGCAGCATACTCTGTAGTTGTTGGTCTAGTTGCGATTGATTTCCAGAATACTGTGGAGTTATCTAAACCAAGTTGTTGCTGGTCGTACCAATCAACAATGGTGTTACCCTCTCTTAAGTAAAGACCACTACCAACACCAGCATTTACCTGTGACTTAACAATGAATGTGGTATTTGCAAACGCTACAGTTGCTGCAGTATCCATAATGATGTACTGCTGTTGTGTACCGTAGTTTACAATCTTACCTTCGTATGTTCCGTTAACAGACTTAACTGTGTCGCCAGGAGCAGATTTAAGTGTATTGAAGTCAGCACCGAATGTAATTTCAGTAGAACCAATACCAACACTTGCATTGAATCTTGTTCTTTCAACGCTCTGTGCAGTTCCTGATGTATTAAAGAACTGTAATCTATTTGGATGATTTACGGATGTATCAGATCCAACGTTAGCATTGTAAACACCAACATCATATCCTAAGAAAGATGCAGTTGAAGAACCCTCATCGTAAGATGCTGAAGTCCATACATCTGTAGTGACATTATGCTTACTTACAACTTTGATATCTACTGATCCAACGTTGACTCCTGTAATAATTCCTTTGATATAACCTGTTTCTATTCCAACAGTTCCATCTGTATTTGCAACACTTGTTGAGAATCCAGCAGTAACTGCAAATCCAACAGAAAGTCCATCTGTACCGATTGCAAGTCTCTGATCTGCCTTTCCGTCAATTGTACAAATCTTAAGTCCATTTGCCCATGAGCCAGGGTTTCTAGCAGCATAGTGCCAACTTGTGTCTGTTGAACGATTGTTGTAATAATCTTCTGATGACTTAATAGACAAGTCTGTAATCGCAACACCAACAGGAACGTTAGCATTGGATAGTGTATCGTTGTTTGTCCTTAAGACTCTTAGAATACCACCGTATGATAGGTATGAAGATGCGGTCATCCAGTATTCATACTGTGCATCGGTAGATTTTGGGGCTCCAAATGTATCAAGTAGATCGGATTCAGTTTCAATTAGAACTGGTTCGTTTACAGGCCCTTTTTCAAAAGGCCCAGCGATAGCTCCAACTTGATCGTTGATTCCATCTATCCTTCCTACTGTTAGGTCTACCTCTCTTACCTTAACGCCTGGAGATACTAGATTTAGCGTCATGTTAGTGTTCCTCGAAGATCTCAGTTGTTTTCTCTGTTATTATTTAGAATTTACTACTTTTTCACTGGGGAAACGATACATGAACCACCTACCAGTCAGGATATACGTCTGGTTTGTCTTTTCTTCTTTTCTTCTTTACTCTACTAATAGTACATGTCTTACATTCATATGAATAGGAGGATGGTTTTTCGCCTCTGCTCCTTCTAGTAAGATAAAATCCGTCTGTTAATGAATAAGTCTTGCCACACACTCTGCATTTTCTTTCGTGTAAGAACAGTACTGGTTCATCTAAGTCCATCAAAGGTAATCCCACATGAATGATCTGTCACCATACTCGTCTACATGCCATCTTTCTCCCTCATTGTCCACGAAAGATGTTTCCTCAGACACACCATCTTGTATAAAACCAAATGGTGCCATATCTGCCTCAATCTGATCTCTTTGATCATCATACACTCTCTTTCTTATATCATCATCCGTCATCTCTTTGAAATAATCTTGCATCACCAACCATGCAAATATGACTAAACACATGGCAAGATCATCATTACAACCTTCCTCTGCCTCGAATGAGTTTGCTTTTTCAATAAAGGTGGTGAGTTCTGCAATAATATTATAGTCTTTGATTATGAGTTTATCTGCCTCTATTAATGTCTTAAGGTTGAGTGAACCTATCTTCTTTACAGTCTTAGACATTTTCACTCCTAGTTGAACCTTATTTCCAGAGAAACCTTGTCCCAATACTTGTCCAGCTCTACCTCTCATGGCAGTCATCAATACATTTTCATATTCCATATCGTAGAATAGTATGGATGCAATCTGATCTCCTATATCATTTACCTCACATAAAACGAAAGCATCATTGTATGCCTTAGCAAAATCCACAATGACACTAGGGAATAACATTGGTTTGATGGTATTGTTTCTATACTTAGCAACAACTCTATACGGAAACTCTGTAGTATCAAATACTATGAAGGCAGAATAATCTTTCTCCACACCCCTTGCAACGTCTACTGTAATTGAATAGTTGTGTTTAGGTATTGGATTCTCATATATCTCTCCTCCTCTCTTACCCCTATTGATTGGTTCATCATACACCATAGTCTTTAACTTAGACGGTGCAATCAATGTATCAACAGATCCTAAGAACTCACATTCAAACTCAACACGAAACTGTGCTTCGGATGTGTTCTTGATGGTCTGTTCTTTCCACGCTTCATCTCTGCCTGGCACTTCTGACCAGTGAACGTCTGTGGTGACGTATTCGTTTCTACCTAATTCTGCATCATGCCACAGTCGGTAAAAGTGATTCATACCACGAGGGGTAGAAACAATAATTACCTTAGTAGAC